AAGAGTTACTGGTAAGTGCCCAATCATTCCAACCATGATTTTTATTAACCAACTCCTGTACTATCGCCATAGCACCACCGTGACTTCCCACGGAATCCTGGACTTAACATACAACATAAAACAACAGACATCACACGGACTAGACATCACGACACATTACTAAAGGGGGAACCAACCCACACTCTGAGAGCTACTGACACCTCGAAGGCCATCGATAGTAATGCATTGTAAAATTAACATTTTTATGGTTTTATTAAATCTGCTGTACAAATAAGGAAGTTCAAATACTACTGTGTGTAGTTGTTGTAGTGGCTGACCAATACTCGCACCGTGGCGTTAGTTAACGTTGCAGCGACATTGTACTGTAACGTTGCATCTGGCACCGTTGATGTGAAGTATGAGACGTATACGCCGTACCCTCCACTGAACGTTCCATAGGTAAGCTCGCCACCACCACTAGCGGTTAGTGTTGGTGCCGCCGTCGTTCCGGTCCCCGTGACAATGAATGATATGTGGTAAGTACCAGGCATAGCAAACGACAGAGTTGTACTAGTGTTCGAAAATCCAGATAACGGACCAGTCGTAGTACAATTAAGGAACGGCGTTGCTCCATTCCACGAGGCAATAGTCCCAGCTATCTGCGAACCAGGGCATTTAGCCGGTTGCGGTAGTTGGAGTTCAATCTCGTAGGTTACGAACAGCTCACCTTTGATGGAAGTGTCATTTGAATTACTGATTGCGGCGATAAACCGTCCAGCATCATAAGTCTTAAGATCGACATTTGACAACGTTCCGTTTCGAGTGTACAAGACACTACTCGGTTTGACAGATATTTTGAGTGGCTCCCAGATAGGACCTTCGGATGCTCCAGCAAGTTGAAACAAGTCAACCTTGTTGGTAGGAACAACATCCAACACATCATAATCAATAGCCAAGGTTATGCGACCTCGCTCGCTAGTTGCGGCAATGTTCACATACTCGTAGGTCATTGATTTGATGCGATACTTCTCGTAACTATTGGCAATACCAGATAGCCACGGGAATGAAGATCCTAGGCCAGGATTGATTGGATAACTGGTGGCGGCGAATGTCGTAGATCCAGCTACTTCACCTAGGTATTCACGATGGGTGATTGTCATCACTCCATTTATGTTACCGGATCGGTAACGTGGTCCAGACATAACCACCTGCTTTCCAATCGCCACTGGGACAGTGTTGGTTTGGCCATTGCTGTTCTTGAACAACCCCCGCACTTCTGCTTCGATCATTTTCTTGGTTTGCACCGCCTGACCGGCATAATACTTGGTTTGTCTCACAACAGAAATAGCCTGCTTGAGGGTGCGGGCAGCAAATACTGCTGCCTGTAATGCACGAGGAATTTGAGATGCTGCTTGCGCTCCGCGATATACCACCATGGCCATGTTGTTGAAGATAATAGGTTAGATTATCTCGTCACCACACCCCGATGATTGCACTAGGCTCAACCGGCCACTCGCCGAATGCTATCACGAGATTATCGTAATAATCCTCCAGCATTGCCTGTTCATCCGGGGTTATGTTCCAAGCGACAAAGACGCCCCACCGCGCGTCTGTGGTGATTTGGCGAGACTCCGACTCCATACCCATAGCCATCATAGCTGAACCGCTGTTTTGGAAGTAATGTTCGTTCCGATCACATTTCAACCCATTCCGCATGAATGCCAAATAGTATGATTGCAATACAGGAACACCACTACCAAGTGCAAGTCCGCATTCTCCAACTTGATAAAGCCAACGCCGCCAGGCCAATTCATTATCAAATGGGTAGACACTAGCAGCGTCTTTACTCATAACTGTTGGTATATTACGCACCAGTCTATATGACCCATTTATTTGAATTGCGTGGCATTGGCAAAATTCAATCTCCTCAAGCGTGTAGACTGGTTTCTCAAGGGTAATCCTAAAACCTAGGTCACCAAACCAGTCTACAACCTGTCCCGTGAACAAATTCACGTCTCTCCTCTCTAAAAATACAACACAGTCATCTCCATTATTGGCCAACTGGCCATCCACTCCAATATGCTTGAACAAAGAGTACAGCATTGAACACATAACCAGGCAATTACCCATGGAAGTGTTGATGTCGCCTGAGAACCGTTTCCCCTTGACACGGTAACTAAGTTTCCCATCATAACATCGACCCTTTCCAATGTTGAACATTTGCCATGTCAACAACTGCCTAAGGCGTGTGTCCTGAAATATGCTATTGTACACACTATGCTCCCATTCAAGCATTGCCGGCGAAAAATGCATGTCAAACTTCACAGCATCTAATCCAATAGCTACTGGATCGGTGAATGTGTTCCATTTGTCAGCAATCATTCCACCTAGTACATTGGCATCATACCCTTTTAAAATTGTATGCTGTCCAAAGAGCTTCTTAAAACACTTCTGGATTCGTTTCTCCATTGGTTTAAGATAGCAAGCCAACTCAAGGTTGTATACTGGGTGTCGTGGTTGAATATTCCTCGGCGCTTTCGTGGTGTTGGTCTTTTCACACTTCACAAAGGAGTTGCTAATGCTGTGTTGTCGATGGCAACCGTGCAATTCATAATCCACCAGTGCTTGTTCGTAGATCTTGCGTTTTCGAGACCGATACATTTCCACAACTTCCGTCATGGCAATCGGCTTGGATCTCCCAAGATATCTAGTCACAGCTTTAAAAGCTGGCAGCATAAGCC